CCGGCCCCTGTTCCAGGCCGAGAATCCAGTTTCCCTCAACACCGCCAACATGCGGATGCAACCCGGGCAGATTCTGCCCCAAGGCATCAAGCCGGTCATTATGACCGGTCCGCCCATCGATTTCATGCGCGTCATGTACGAGGAGCGGTCCGAGGCCGAGCAGCGCGTCGGCACCGTGGATTTCGGAATTGGCAACAACCCGTCCGACCCGTCCAGCTCGCGCAAGACCGCCACCGAGATCCAGGCCCTGGTCAACACCGGTGCCGCCGGGTCCGACCTGCGCAACCGAATTTTCAGGATGAGCCTTGGCCGCCTCTTCCGGCAGTGCTGGTCGATCTACACCCAGTACGACAAGAAGGATCTGACTTTCCGCTACGCCGAGGATCTGGGCTCCGTTCCGCCCGACGCCATGCACGAGCAGTACAGCATTATGCCCAAGGGCGGATACGATTTTCAGACCCGGCAGTTCCAGCTCCAGAAGGCAGTGGCCCGGATGCAGCTCCTAGGTCAGTCCGCTTTTATAAACCAAGCCGAGCTGGTCAAGTCCGTCCTCGAGCTCGACGACCCCAGCCTCGTCCGCCGGCTGGTGCAGGATCCGCAACTCAACCAGCAGGACCAGCGCGAAGAGCAGGCCAAGGAACTGGCCGCCATGCTCTCGACCGCCTTTCCCATCGCCATCAAGCCGACCGACGATCACCGGGCGCACTTGGAGGTGCTGTTCGATTTCCAGCAAGCCGCCCAGAACGGGTTCCGTCCCGTCGATCCGGCCGCCGGCCAGGCCATTGCCCAGCACGTCCAGCAACATTTGCAGGCCCTCGAGCAGGTCGATCCGAACACCGCCCGGGCCATCACCGCCCAGCTCAAGAAGATGGCCAAGGCCCAGGAAAGCCAGCAGATGCAGGCGCTCCCCGGACAGCCCGGCCAGCTCCCGCCGGCCCCGATGCCCGGGCCTGCCATGGCGGTGTGACGCACCGCGAGGTGCGCTTCACCCGCACCGAAACCTCCCTCGATAAAATCTACGGCCCCTCCAGCGAGGCCGTGCTGCTTCTGCCCGTCGGCGAAAAGGGCGAGGACATTCTTAGGCGGGCCAAGCAGACCGAGTCCGAGCGGGCCGAATGCAAAAAGCGCGGAGCCGAATGAAGTACGACCTTGCCCACCTCACCCAGGAGCCCGACCAGAAGGTCATGGGCCCGGTCCAGGATGACGAGGCCCTTCTGCTTTACGCGCTTTGCCGGGTGATGCGGATCGGGCTGGTTGTCGAGATCGGTGTCCAGAACGGATACTCGACGAGGAACTTCCTGGCGGCCGTCCGCCCCCATGGCGGTCAGGTCATTGGGATCGACGTGTGCGATCACGGCTTCCGCGCTCCGGGGTTCACCTTTATCGGGGACAGCGCCGGCAACATTAACCCCGACCAGATCCCCGCGGAGATCGGGCTCGTCTTCTTTGACAGTCACGACCTCGAAGCCCAGCAACGCTTCACCAACAAAATGTCCTACGCCAAGAAGATCAACGCCCGGACCGTGCTGGCCGTCCACGACACCAACCTTCATCCCGATGGTGTGCGCCACCAGCCGCTGGAGCGCGTCTTTTCCAACTGGCTGGTCGATCACGGTTGGAGCCCGTTCCATGCCCACACGGACCAGTCCGTCCACGGCCCGGACCTGCCCTTCCGTCACGGCCTTTCCCTTTTCTGTCAAAACCAGCACCTGCCATGAAAGACATCCTGCTTTACGTCCACACCCACAAGCCGCTGGACGACCGGCCCGGGGACTGGCAGCCCGTGCTGGCCAACCGGGACGTCGCGGGGGCGACCCTGGTCCCGCCGGCCATGCCCGGCGTCCGGCTGGACGAGTTTGACAGCTTTGCCCATGTGGCCAGGAACCGGGACGCCGTCCACGTCGGCGTCTGCCAGTACCGCCGCCGGCCCATCTTCACCAACCAGCACCGGGTCAAGCCGGCCAAGATCTACCCCGGCCCCGTCGAGGACAACGCCACCATGCTGACCGATCCGCGCCAGGCCGATGCAGCCCTGGAGATTCTCAAAAGCCACGACGTCATCCAGTACCGGCCATTCACGCTTGAGGTCAATATCCGCGAGCAGTGGGGAATCTTCGGCCCGCCTGCGGCCTTCCGCATGTTTACGGATGTCCTTGCGGGTCTCGGGATGGGTTCCAGCCTCGGCTTCTATGAGCACAACAACGCGCACGTCTGGGCCAGCCTCATGGTCTGCCGGCACGAGATCTTCGCCGAATTCACCCACGTTGCGCTCAACGTCATCCGCATCCTGATGAACGATTCCGATTTCAGGGAACTGATGTCCGACCCCAAGCACGAGCGCGTGCCCGCCCTCCTTCTGGAGCGGTTGGCGCCGTTCTGGGTTTTCCACCGGCGGCTCAAGTCCGCCCACGTTCCCTGCATCTGTCTGGAGCCAGGCATATGATCCGCTGGCTGCGCTCCTGCTATAACGCGGCGCGTCATGTCGCCTGGGTGGATGAACCCAAATGGGAGGAGGACGACGCCAAGGCGCTGACCGCGTTCATGCGATCCCCTTCCGGCGTGCGGATGGCGGCGATCCTTAGGAACATGACCATCCGGCAGGACGCGACCGCCGTGGCCAAGGCCAATTTGACAGCGTGTGGGTTCGCAGTAGGGTTTCGGGCAGCAGTGGCCGTGATTGACTCCCTTGGAGTCGGGGCGGCCCATCCCGCGGGAGGGGGTGACGAGGAGGGTCCCGCGGAGTAACAAATCTCGTCGAATTCCCGGCCGTGGCCGCTGACCGCCATGGTGCAGGAGTAAAGGGGGCAGCATGGGGGCGACACTGGCAGAAGAAGGGGCGGAACTACGGAAACTGGCGATGATCGAGGACGGGTTGATCCCGGCCGAGACCAGGACCGAAACCGGAGGGACGCCCGAACCGAAGCAAGCGGAGACTACCGATCAGCAACCCGCGGCTGAGTCAACCACCACCGAAACCAAGAGCACGGACGCCGGGGCAGTTTCCCCGGATCAAACGGACGAGGCTCAAAGTTCTTTAACAACGACCGAATCCAGCAAGCCGGCTGAGTCTTCCGGGGAGAAGCCCGCGGAGGAAAAACAGCCCAGCAAGTTCGAGAAGGCCAAGTCCCGCCAGCAAAAAGAGTGGGAAGCCATCCAGGAGGAGAAGGCCCGCCAGAAGGCCGAGCGCGAAAGGCTCGAGTCCGAGCGGCAGGCGTTTCTCCGGGAGCGAGAGGAGGCCCGGGGCCAGAAGGTGGAAAAGCGGTTTGACGCCGCCGACTACCGGGAGGCCGCCAAGGGTTTCCGCGAGGAGGGCCGGGAGGATCTGGCCAAGGCCGCCGAGGAAAAGGCGGCCAAGATTGAGACCGAGGAAAAGCAGGAGTCCGAGAAACGCTTCCGCGAACAGAGCGAGAAGGCGTGGAACGACAACCTGGTCACCATGGCCGAGAAGCACCCGGAGCTCAAGGACGCCGGGTCCAAGCTCCACAAGAAAGTCTCCGAACTACTGAAAACCAACGCGGTCCTGCGGTCCTATCCGCTGGGCATCGTGGACGCCGTTCGGGTCGCCACGCTTGAAATCCAGGCGGACGACTCAACCGGCTTGAAGGACGAGGTCGAAAAACTCCGCAAGGAAAACGCGGAGTTCAAAAAACGGCTCCAACCCGCCGTGGGAGCGCCGGCCACGCCGGCGGCCAAAAAGCGCTTTGAGGACATGAACCTCAAGGAGCAGGGCGAATACCTCCGCAATGCGGCACAGGAATTCGACCGGGCGGGATAAGGGCCGATAGGAGAAACATCACATGGCACTAGTCACCTCTGGATCGCTCAGCGACCAATACCAGAAGCATTTCTCGAAAATGCTTCTGGAGCGGCAGCTCCCGATCCTTCAAATGGAGCAGTTCGCCGTCAAGGCCACCCTGCCCCGCAAAAACGGAAACAAGGAAATCACCTTTTTCCGTTACGACAACCCGACCATCTCGAACATCGTCGAGATCACCTCGGAAGGCACCAACCCGGGAAGCAACGAGCGTCAGCTCACCCTGTCCACCGTGACGGGTTCGCTGAAGCAGTACGCTTCCCTCGTCAAGCTGAGCACGTTGCTCGAAGCCACGAATCTTTTCGATTCGCTGAGCCAGGCGACGACCCAGCTCTCGGAAGACCACGCGCTCCACGCGGACACATTGGTCCATCGCGTCCTCACTCTCGGCAATACCGAGGGTACGGGCACGGCTGGCCAGGCCGCGTTCGCGCGCTACGCGCAAAACGGGACCAACTCCACCAACTTCATCGCCGCCTCGGCCGCCAACTCGGCCTTCACGGCGTTGGACCTGCTGGACGCGACCACCGCCCTGCGCGTGGACAAAGCTCCGACGGTCAAGGGTGGTTACGTTCTTGTGGCCGATCCGCGCACTGCGCGCTCGATCCTCAATGACGACGACTACATCCAGGCTCATCACTACAACAACACCGATTCCCTCCTGAAGGGAGAGGTCGGGACCTACTATGGCATCAAGACCCTCTTGAGCCATAACGTCCTGTCCTACGGTTCCAGCACATCGACCACGATCGGCTCGGCCGGCAGCTACAATGCTTCCACCACGCCCTTCCTGGCCAACATCGTGCTCGGCGACCAGGCGTTTGGCGTGCCCAGCCTCACCGGCGACTCGCCCTACAGCCCGAAGGTGCTGATCAGCTCCGGCCCGGACAAAAACGACCCTCTGGATCTCCAGACGGTCATCGCGCTCAAGACCTACTACACGAGCGTCCGTCTCAACACGGCGTTCTACCGGGTGGTCTTCAGCCGGTCCGAGGTCTAATCATCATGGGCCTTTTGGTTATCACCATGGGTCCTGCGGCCGAAGCCCGGGGGATGAAAAACTCCNNCGCTATGGCCGAAGTTATGATTCCTTTGGAAAATTTGTCCCTGCCCGACGGCGAGGGAATGACCGAGCCGTCCGTGGGAGACACCGTCGAGCTCACCGGCGAGGTCACCGAGATCCGGGACGGCAAGGCCGTCGTCCGGGTCGTCGAGGCCGAAACCGAGGAGCCCGAGTCGGAAGAGGAAGCCATGGCCGAACCCACCTTGGAAGAGGAAGGTGCGGCTTTGCGCAAACTCGCCGAACAGGAGGACATGGAAGCCTGATGCCTTTGTACGAATATCGCGATCGTGAAACCGGCTCGGTCGTTCTCATCGAACGGCCGGTGGCGGACCGGGACCAGGTCCCCTCCCGCTACGAGAGACTCGGCTTCCCGTCGCGGTTCGCACTGAAGGGCGTCGGGGATGTTCCATACCATCCGGCATCCCCGGATGGACGAAACATCCTCAAAGGTTACTACGCACAGGAACAAAAACTCGGGAGCCGGTTCCGGCCAGGGCACCGATCCGAGACCATCAAAAAAGCCTGGTCAAATCATAGGAGCCCAGATCCAACATGAGCCAACAGAACCAACGCAGACAGATTGCCGCCAAGGGCAAGCCTGTCACCATCGACAGCAAGGGCGAATCGTTCGCCATCGACTTTGTCACCACCGCCACCACCGGCACGTTCAGCGCGGCCGCCACGGCGCAGGGCGGCCTAAAGGTCGAGATCAACGGCACGGCCTACAAGATCCCGTACTTCACGGCTTAAGGCCATGGCGCGCCTGCAATCCAGGTCCGTCCTTGGTGATGGCGGCACGGTCTTCGTCACGTCGGGGACATCCACCGACAGCTACGACGCCGTCACCGCCCTTTCCAACGGCACGGCCAGCATCACCGTTTCCGGCACGGCCGGCACCGGCCTGGCGATTGCCGCCGGGGTCACCGTGTTTGGTGACATCAGCCAGATCATCGTGACGGCCGGCGGACCCTTCGTCGCCTACAAGCGGGCCGTTTAAGGACGCAAGGAGCCAGCCATGGGCCGGCAACTGGAGACGATCATCGACAGCCTGGGTACGGTCACGCTCGGCACCCTTAATGCCAGCATCAACCTGACCCCGGTCACCAACGACACCACGGCCATCCTGGCCGACACCGCGGCCATGGACAG